TAGGTTTATCTATAAAGATTTGATCACCCAGTTTTTTCTGTTCATCGTATAAATTAGAAATATGTTTACCAATTTTAGATGGATTTTTAGCCGCACCTTTCAATAAATTAGAAGCTTTATTAAAACCTTTAGAAGATAATACTCCAGCACCTACTTGAGCTAACGGACCTAAATCTAAATCTTTAGCAGTTTCCATTCCTAAACTACCTGCAACATCTGCACCTACTTTAGATGCCACAGATCCTGGACCGAAAAATAAAAGTGGCCAATTACCAGCCGTATTTAAAAGGCCACGACCTACTATGTTTTCTGGTGTATATCCTTGTTCCCCACCTAAGGCTTCGCCTAATTGTTCTGATGGCAGATTACCTTCTTTATTTCTAAAAAGTTTACTAACATCAACTGGCTCTTGAGGTATTATTTGATTAGCTATTTCTTGCTCTTCGGGAGTAAAATTTTGAGATTGTTGCTGACCTAAAGATTGAGAAATATTAGCTAAAGTATTTGGAACGCCGATAGCTAAGTTTTCTGCTAATTTCAATGGTGCCTTAGCTGCTTCAACTCCAAGTTCTTTAGCAAATTTACCGCCTCTTTTTAATAAATCAGCACCTTGCTGTAATAATCCAGGTGATTTTGGAATTTGAAATTGTTGCTCATTAGATTCGTTATCCATATCTTCATCAGCAAATACTAAATCATATTTAACAGGTTTTAGTGCCATCTTTATACCTTTTTAGCAGATCTATATCTTTCTTGTGACGGATCCCATTTATATAAATTACCAGAAGCATCTTCTACTTTGTCACCTTTAAATTTAGTTAAGTCAGTGAAGCCTTTAGAATTTTTAGTAGGCAAATTATTTATAGTTTTTATTATCTTTAAAGCTTCATCTTCTAAATGTTTAATTTGATCTTTAGTATTATTTCTTACTTGAGCTTCTATAGTAGGAGATGCTTTACCGCCATTTTCTTGTATTAATCTCAAGCGTTCATCGTGTTTAATTTTAATCGCTTTGGATACATTTTTATTTAATTCAGATATAGCTACTATACCTTCAGGAGTATTCCATAAAGATGGTATAGATCTTATATAATTTTGCTCTAAATAGTTGGTTATTCTTGAAGTAGGTCCATACGCAGTGCTGGAATTTAGAGATAATCTACCCATAGTTTTATCCGCTAATTGCGTAGTATAATTTCTAAATATTTTATCTAATCCAACTTTTGATAAGGCACCCCAAAAAGCACCACTTTGCAAATCTCCAGTTTTAGCTAATTCCTGTAAAAAACTATAATCAGCTATATCTTTTTCAGCTGCTTCTACTTGCCTTTCATAAGGAGCTAAATAATTTCGAGTTTTCTCGTCTAAACTGTCTTGATATTTTTCTCTAGCTAATCGTCTATCTTCAGCTTTATTAGCTCTTTTTTCAGCTCTATCTTCTAATTGTTGAGCTTTTTTTTCTTTTTTAGCTTCAGTGAGACCTTTAGCTAATGTTTCTCCAGGAGATGGTGCTTTTTCTGCAGGTTTTTTAAGATTTTCAGGAGCAACTGTCGCTTGTGTGGTCTTCGGTGTAGGTTGTACTGGCTGTGTAGGCTGAACAGGTTGAGTAGCTTTAATAGGTTGTGGTTGTAAAGTATTTTCTGGTGTTAAATTTGCAGGCTGCATATCTTGCAATATTTTAGCAGCAGATGGTTCTTGTTCTGTAGTTGTAGTATTTTTAGCACCAAAATCTAGCTCTGGGTTTTCTAAATAGGATTTAAAAAAAGCTAATTGTACATTAGCAGGAGAATCTGCTAATGCCTGGGCATCTTTATCAGATAATCCCCGTACAAAACTTTTAAAAAATTCCGCGGAAGAAGCTTTATTTATAGAAGATGGTCCGCGGTTAGCATTGGTAACAATAGGCTTCAATAATTCTTCTGGCAACTGTGAAAGTTGAGTCGCTTGTTCTGGAGTATATCCTAGACCAATCAATCCATGCGCTTGATTTCTTTTTTGTATCCCTTGAAGTTTAGTATTAGCCAAAGCAGTTAATGCTTCACCTAAATTACGACCTAATTGACCGCCTAGAGATTCTCTTTGTGGTAATAGTGGCATATTTACTCCGTTATCTACTTAGTTGAAGTTGTTTTAAAAGATTAGAAGTTTGATTATTTTGTCGTAATTGTGCGAGTGCAGTAATAAGAGCTGGGGCGTTATTCAATAAATTTCTTCCAAATCCAGGAGATGAAGGCTGAAAATAATTTTCAGTAGTTGGATTTAATCCAAGTTGCAATTGTTGTAATCCAGACTGCCTATTCTGCATACCATATTCACTTTTCATAGCGGCTAACCTTTCAGCTAATGAAGCTCCTGCTCCAGATAAAGCTGTATGTAAAGCAGGTGAACTATAGGCGCTAGATCCAGCATAAGTTTCTTGTATCTCTGGAACTATATTTTCAAAAAAGTCATTATATGTATTTTGAGCTATCGGTTCAAATCCAGCATATGGATTCTGTATATTTTCAGTTCCCATGTTCAACAACAGCCTCATAACCTCATCAACACGTTGTTGTTGTTCGGGAGAGTATTTTGGAGATTGTATAGTCTCTGCTGGAGTGTCAGCAGCGGCAGTTTTAACAGCTTCAACCGCTGGTTTAACTACTTGTCCAGCTCCTAAAACTCCCGCTCCAGCACCAGTTATTGCACCAGGTATAATTCCAGATGGTCCAAGAGCTCCAAACCCCAAGGCGCCTCCGGCTCCAGCACCTTTTATTCCAGATTTAATTTTTCTAGATAATCTTTTTCCTAGATCATATCCTGTAAATTGAGCCATTACTTCTCCAATTATTCTTTAACGTATTCAAATACTACATACGTTATAGTATATGCTGAATAGTCTTTGCCACCAGTGGCTATATTAACATTTGTATCATCTATCCATAATTCTAGATTATCTGCTATAGCAGTTGCTGAAGAATATGGAATTGGTATGAAATTTGAGGTTGTTTGGTTAGTTGCAGCGCCATAAACTTTTATAGCAGAGTAAGTTGTTGGATTTCCAATATTTGGTATTCCATGAGCTACCGATTTTATACCAGCCGCGGGAAGAGCACCAAAATTAATCGTAGTGCGATAAATTGGTCTCAACCTATTAATATCATTGGTTAGATTAAAAAGTAATTGCCCAGTGTTAAATTCATTCGTTAAATAATAACCTGTATCTTTTATGTTTGTAGCTAAGGCAATATTATTAACTGTCTGGTATAAACGAATTAATAACTCTTTAAATTCAGGACTATTAACATCAACATCTTGTAATATACCGACATCTAATATAGCTGTGGTAGCTATAAATTGTCCCCAATCTTGAACTGTAGTAAACGGCATTATTATCCTTTCGATTATTGTAGACGGGAAGCTGATCTAGTAGCAAAGAATGTAAATGCATGTAGTTGAAACGGCGCCGTTACAACATTATAATCTAACATCTCTTGATCAGAGAAATATATTCGCAGCTGTATAGCCTCACCATCAGCCCATAAGTAAACTGGATGCCATAAGCGATCTTGTTTAAATTCCAATGGATATAATGCATAAGGCGATGTAGATAATATAGAATTCCCTAAAAGTGTTCCAGTAAGTTGTCCGGCTTCTATAAGTCCATCTGCTTCTGGAGAACTTGTACTTGTAGCATAATCTATAGTTATTTCTCCAGAATCTGTACGATCTACTAAGAAATCGATACGTTCAACCATTGCGTTTCGATCTTCTTGAACATAAAAGTTAAACTGTTTAGTTAAGATATCTATTCGTGATATGCGGCTTATTGTTCCGCCCCCTGTATATACTTCGGAGACAGGAGCGACTAATCTAGCTAGTATATCGGGGGCGACTATTGTAAAGGTATTAGCATCTATAATAGAAACTATCTCGTATATCGGTAAAAATGGACCGGTTAATCCATTTAAAAATTGTATATATATATAATCTTGCACATTAAAGTTATGATTTATTACCACTAAAGTAACAACGTTAGATGGTGCAGTTATATTGGTTATCTGTAGTGATGGGGAATTTTGCGAAAGATCCGCATCAATGATAAACGTGAATCCTTCTTGATTTCCAGCTAATACTTCTTGATTACTTGCTAATAAAGTTCCAGAATCCCAGGTTATCTCATTATTATCCCAAGTAATATCTGTAGAATTCCAAGAAATAGCTGATGGATCAACTTGATAATATGGACCAAAAACTGTAATTGAATCATCGTTTATGGCCCATGAACCAAGCTTATAGTTGTAAACCAATATTTGATTAGGAAATGTTTGACTGTGTGGATCAGCATCTGGATTTGGAAAAGTCCAATATACTTGTTCAGCGTAATAATCTCTTACTCCATAAACTCTAGTAACTTCTTGATTTCCAGTATGAATATTCCATACAGTATCTGGTATTTTATCATCAACACGTTCTACATTAACACCGTTACAGACGTGAATCCCGGTATTTCCAACTACCAAGGCAATCTTATCAAATGGAACAACAGACCAAGTAGATTCTGCGCCAAGCTCAGTATTTAATTTTTGCCATTGAAAAGGTTGGGCTTGGTTACCTGTATATGCTAATTCCCAAGTAGATCTTTCAAAAAATACAACTAGACGATCTTTTATAAACTCACAACTAACTATATCTTCCATAGTTGGAGCATCTATAGCGTTACCTTGACCAGGAATATCTTGACGCCATGCATCCATAGCAGTTGGATCTCCAAAAGCTGCATAACGGGCTCTATTTGTATATGTAATATTAGTAGCAGATATACTTTCTGTAGTATTCAAAGCAATAAGTCTATTCTTAAAAGTAACAAGCATTAATGCTGTTTGTAGAGTATTTCCAGAACCATCTATTGTTGGATTTAAAATAGTCCAAGTATTACTATTTTGAGAATAATATTGTATTAAATCTGGCGGGTTATTATTTGTGATAAATAAATATCTTGTTGCAGCATCTGCTCCCTGCCAAGTATTTCCCCAAAAGAATTGCCAATCAGCGCCAGTCCATATACCCGAACCCATAGCCGGAGGTAATGGTCCAAGAATATCCCAACCACCAGAAGCCGATGGATCATATTGATAAGCGAATTGCGTATCAAAGGCATATGTTGGATCGCTTGTAGACTGTGCCGTTTCATATTCTATTAATCCCATTACTGGAAGTGCCGGATAGTAGTAGACAGGTACACCTAAATTAGTAGTTCCGTTTCCAGTAATGGATATACTGTTTGGATTTGTAGTCGAATTTATGGTTGCTGATATACCAGCATCGGGTCCTGTAGCGTCGGATAGCGTGGCTACATTCGCACCAAGTTGATAAACAGTAAACATTACATTTCCAACAGAAAAAGCTTGTCCGATAGCAAGTTGGGTCATACCGCCCGGTAAATTACCAGTAAAGTTGCCAGTAACTCCATCTGTCATACCGATAGTCATGCGCAATCTAGAATATAATTGAGCTACATTTTGTGGAACTTGTCCGTTCATTAAACGTGATCCAAATCTCTTGCGAATACGGCCACGGAACATATATGCGTTTTGTAACTTAGCGAATGAACTATCTGTAATTTGCCACGGCTTTAAATTCGTTGTGAGACCGCCATCTAATGGTGCAATCATAAATCTATCTTTTGGCATTTTTTGTCTCCTGATAATTAAGAATTTTCTTTAAATGAACTATCCAGTCGTCAAATTTAAGATCTAATTTAGAATGATTGCAATAATAGCAACAAGTAACACAATTTTTATTAGTATATCCTTTAGAAGGATTAAATCGGTCAATACCATTATATTTAATCTGTAACTTTTTAGTTTTTAAAGTTTTTAATTCATTATCGGGAGCTCTGCCACAATAAAAACAATTTTCAAAAATTAATTTTCCAAAAAGATCATAATCTATAGAAAACTCTCTACATCTTTTTTTAGCTTTTCCCTTGTAGGATAAATAAATTCTTTTTATTCCACTTGTTATATAACCAGCAGTTAAATTGCAACCACAAGATTGTCTAGAAAAATCCCTTAGATGTCCTCCATAAACTAAACATTCTCTTCCACAATCACACTTACATCTCCATTTAGATCCGTGAGGCTTTTTACCTCCTACATATTCCAAAGCTACTAACTTTCCAGATCTTTTTCCGGTCATATCAATAATATCAACACGTTTTTTATAAGTTTTCATAAAAGACATCCTTTCGTTATGTATATATTGTAACATAAAGATGTCTTTTATCATATAATCTTCCTTAGTTTCCAATCGCTAAATAAGTAAGTGTGGTATTAGCTAAGTTAGAACCGCTCCAGGTTATTGCAAATTGAGTTGTTGTTGTGGAAAATATTCCAAATCCACTAGAGCCTAAAGCAGTTTGTGAATTATATCTTTGACCTAAAATGATCTGGAATACGTTATTAAATACTGGAATTCCAGCACCTGTTGGGAATATAACCGGAGCATTAGCGCCCGATGAAGTCCCCGCAGCTACAGATTGTTGACCCCATTTAAGTAATATCCCAGAAGGTAATCTGGTCAAGCCGTTG